ATGGCTCCTATCCAGGGCCGCTTTCACAAATTCGTGGCGATGAACTCCTACGACACGGCCCCCAAGGGTCATACCTACGAGGGCACCTTGCTGCGAATCCAAACCGATCAGGGCGTGGAGGGAATCGGGCCGGGCTCATCGGACCCCGCGGCGATAGAGGCCCTCAAGTTGCTGCTTGGCGCCGACCCGATGGCGGTCTACCAACTGGAAGCGGGCCGTATAATAAACCGCTCGCCGCGGTACTCGACCGTGCTTGCACGTTTCCGATTTCTCGACGGCGCGCTGTTCGACCTGATCGGTAAGCTCACCGGCAATCCCGCCTGGAAGCTGATCGGGAGTTCCGCCCGCGACCGGGTCGAGGTCTATGACGGCACGCTCTATTTCAGCGATATCTGGTTCAAAGACCGCGGCGTGCATGCTGTGGTGGAAGAAGCTCAGGAGGCGAAAAGCAGTGGCTATCGCGGCCTGAAGCTAAAGCTCGGCCGCGGCTGGAAGTGGATGGAGAAAGACGCGGGTCTGCAGCGCGATATCGAAGTGGTTCACGCCGTGCGCCAGGCCGTTGGCACGCAGATGAAAGTGATGGTAGACCCCAACAACGGTTACCGCGACGACCGCGAACGGGCCTGGAAACTGATGGCGGAAACTGCCGGCGCGCACCTCTACTGGATGGAGGAGATCTTCCCGGAAGCCGTCGCCGACTATACCTGGCTCCGGGAAAAGATGGCGCAGGCGGGAATCAAGACGCTGATTGCGGATGGCGAGAGCCAGCGCGACATCATGGCATTCGAGCCATTCCTGAAGCCGGTCCGCCTCATCGACGTGCTGCAACTGGACATCCGGGTCGGCGGCTTCCTGGATAATCGGGCACTGGCGCAGACCGCTGCCTCGGCCGGCGCCGAATGCGTGCCGCACAACTGGGCCTCGCAACTGGGCGGGTTGATGGGACTGCAAATATCCAAGGCCGTCGGCAACATCCCGGGGGCGGAAGACGATCGCTCTACCTGCGACGTCATCGTTTCCCGGGGGTATGAGCGGCGCGACGGCAGCTACACAGTGCCAGACAAACCCGGCCTCTCGATTGGTGTGGACGAAGAAGTCTATGCGCGGAAGTCGAAGCCCCGCGAGATCGTGCTATCGTGACGCGCTCATTCGGGGACGGTCTACGAAACTCCCAAATTGCGGTCCAGTCCGTTCCCGGGTAGTTGACGACCAGGTTGAGATCGGTCTCGTTCACGTCCAGCGGATAGAGAACTTCGAATCGGCAGTTGGAAAACGACTGCCGCACGTAGCCGATCACCTGGTTCGTGAAGTTGCCGACCAGCGTGGGCAGAAACGCCACTTCGGCCGGGTACCCCGAAGGCCCTCACAGATGGCGGTCAATCTCCTGCTTGACGCGGGCTAGGCATTCCTCTGCATACCTCACGTGGCCGCAATCGAAATCGGAGCACTCATAACCAGCTTCTCGACTCATATTCTCCAGCTCTCTGTAGTCGTCATAAGCCCCACAGATTCTTGGGTCTTTGTGGATAGCAGCGGCACGATTTGTGTGGGTTGTGTAACTGAGGCCCAGTTTGGAGAAGTATGCCTGAACGTAATGTACAGCAACATAGAACAACACTGTTAGTGCCCAACCGGCACAAACTGTGTCAGTCATCTCTAGGCTTGCAGCAAACTGCTCGTTCGCTTTAGCCTTTCTTAGATGCTCATCCTTACTGAACACTTATCTTCGAAGAAATGCCAGTTCGAGCGTCTCGTCGCGAATCACAGACATTGGGTCTTGGCCCCGAGCGGCGACTATGTTGAACTCGAACGACAAGTCATGGAACCTGTCAATTAGGCTCTTTTCCTTGCCGTAGATTGTCCGCCTCACCCGAGGAGTAAATTCGCTGACCACTGTCCACACGTAACACGCGCCGTTAACCACGGAAGTGAATACCGCGTTCACTTCCGCAACCCCGGCTCCGATTTCGAAACCGACTGAATCTCTAAGCGCTGGGGTCAGCATTGTCTCCACCTTTTCTTTGTAGGAAGAGCGGGTGTCGACGACAGCAGGGGTGGGTCGCTGGGCGCCGAGAAGCACAGCAGGGTTCGTCGATGCCCAGACCGCGGTTCGGGTCCTCAGGCTGAAGGGTGGCAGAAACACCCCGGTCGCCATATCGTTACGCCTCCGGCTTCCTCTTTAGTTGTTCTGGCACATCCGCCGCCAACACATTGGATGCATTCACAAGGTAAATCGGCTCGCCGTCTGGCTTGTACGCATCAAGCCGCACAATCTAGGCAACAACTGCCTTGAGCTTGAGCTTCGTGCCGTCGTGAAGGATCTAAATGTTCCAACCCTCGCGCTCGGTTTCGAACTCCACTTCTTCGCCGGACACCTCTTGGCCACCCAAATTGAACCTCTTCCTCACCGCAACTCCTCTTTGCTCATCGGCAGATACCCCAACGTCCGTGAATGGGCTGAATACCCTATCCACTATACACCAGGAGCGTAGGAGCACCGCGCAATTGCCCAAGGTAAGCCAGTACTAGTACCATTGTACCGTACTACTGGAAGAGAACCAAGCTCCAGTCTTTATCCCTCCTTACCGGACAATGCCGGAACACTCGCGGCGTGTGCTACCCCTGAAACGCGCTCCGCCGGCTGCTCTCGGGCAGCGGCGCGGGGTGTCCGATGAGGCAGAACTGGTCCAGCGCGAACAGCACCACCGATTCGACGCCCGCCGCTCGGGCCAATCTCACCTCTTTCAGCCACGGTGAGATAGGATCGCTGATGCCCACCAGGTGCGCGCTCTGATGAGGCGGGAAATTGCGGGTCCGCGGCAGCTCGATGGAGGTCAGGCACTTGTCCAGGTTCCGGCCGTAGGTGTACCCGAAGCTCTCCGTCTTGAGGCAGTCCAGCGCCTGCGGCGTCCAGGCGGCTCCCGGGTAGTTGATGGCCAGGTTGAGATCGGTCTCGTTCACATCCAGCGGATAGAGAACTTCGAACCGGCAGTTGGAATACGACTGCCGCACGTAGCCGATCACCTGGTTCGTGAAGTTGCCGATCAGCGTGGGCAGAAACGCCACCTCGTCCGGGTACTGCGAGGGCGGCGCCGTGTTGTCGGTGATCACCCCCATCGCGTGCCCGTACTGCGACTGGAACGTAGCCGTCGTGTAGGCGTCGTAGAACGGCATCCCCGAGCGCGAGTCCCGGAAATACCACCACTGCACCTCGCCGAATTGCAGGTAGGGCTGCATTCCCGCCTCCTGCATCGTTTGCGCCAGGTCCCGGTAGGCCTCTTTCCAGAACGCGATGCTGGCCGGCGAGAAATTCGTTTGCAGCGCCGGAGTGTTCAGCAGCACCGGGTCCCCGCCCGGGCACCTCTGCGCGATGCCCGCGCTCGTCGAAGGGTCGCCGTGTTGCAGCTCCATGCTGAGCGCCGCCGTCGCGTCGATGCCGTACCCCTTCAGCGCCGCGAAGAAGCTGCGGCTCCAGTCGCGCGCCGCCCGGTTCAGGCGCGGCGTCGCTTCGAGATCTGTCCGCCAGTCGCCGTCCGTTCCCCCCTCGAGCGCCGCCCCGCTCGCCTGCGCGTGGAAATCCGTGCAGGTGGTGCTCGCCGCCAGGCTGATCAGGTTCCCCTCGGCCCCCATGGCGCGCGCGTAGATGGTGAGCACGGCACCTTGCGAAGACGCCCGATACGACAGGTACCCGCGGTTGATCTCCAGCTCGAAGGCTTTCGCCACCGTCTCGGCCGTGTCCCCGATATAGTGAACGTGCGTCAGTGCCAGGGTGCCCAGCGTCACGGTGGTGTTGTATCCATAGCCGAATGTCGGCGTACCGCTGAACTCGACCGTCCCCGACGCGTACTGCTGCCCCACCCGCACCAGTTCGTAGAACCACAGCGCGCCCGCGTAGTGGTTCTGCCGCCCGTGGAACCCCAGCGCCGAGATCATCCACGCCGTTCTGTCCGGCGCCAGGCAGATCGAGTGATCCGTGTCCCAGTCCGTCGCTACGCTGAGCTTCGGGTCCGCCCCGATCCCCGGCAGCTCCGCCGCCGGAACCGCGATTTCCAGGAAGTCGAAGTAGAAGGTGCTGCCCGCCGGCCCCGTGAACGAGATCGCCACCGTGTGATTGCCTTCCCCCAAGGTACCCAGCGCGATTCGCACCAAAACGTCCTCGCCGGGAATGAGCAGATCCTTCGTCGTCGCCGTCCCACCGTCCACCGAAACCGAAATCTGCCCGCCGTTGTAGGTCTTCCTCGTTCCCAGGTACAGTGAGTGCGGCCCCGGCGCGTGGTACGTGCAGCTCAAACCCGAGCCGGCCGCCGCGGTCCAGTGAATCGTCCCCTGCGAGAAATTCCCTGTGTCCTTAGTCCACGTCCCCGTGTAACTCACTTCCGTGTCTTGGATGCGGCGGCTCCCCGGCCCGGCGATCGCGAACGCGAGGTTCGTTCCCGTTACTGTCCAGTTACTGATCTGGACCTGGAACTCGGTCCGCTGATACGCGCCCGCCTGTAAGTCCGCCGCGTACGTCCACCGCATTTTCCGGACGGCAGTCGTCGGAACGGAGTTGCTCGCGGTGTCCGTCAGGTTGTCGAAATCCAGGTGAACCCGCCACTTCGACGGCGAAGCGCCGCCGCTGAACTGCGCGTACCACGGCTGCCACTGCTCCGTCCGCGCTCCCGAAACGAAACCGTAAGCTCCGATCCGGTTCCAGTTCGCTCCCGGGTCGAGCGGCGTCAGCGTGATCTGGGCGCCCGAGCCGGAGGCGTGCACGGTGGTCGAAAATGCGTTGATGATCCCCACCAGCGCCGCCGCCGCCGTCTGGATCGTGTCCGCGCTCGTCACCGGGTAGTTGTACTGCTCGGAGAGCCACGCGATTCCGATATAGTCCCCGGCGGTCGGCGTCCCTTGGAGTTCCAGTGTCGCCGTCGCCGCCACATACGATCCTTCGATCGCCGTCGCGTAATCCCGCAGCCGCACCAGCCGCGGATCGGCCTCGCCCTCCACCCAGATCCGAAGGAACGGCCACTCCACTGCCCAGTACAGGTCCGAGTCCATCGGAATGCAGTTTGTGCGCGTTTCGTCGTAGGTGAGTTCCAGGCCGCTCAGGTCGCCATCGGGAAGGTTACGGAAGGCGGGGTGCTCGAATACGTTGTCGCGGTTCCACTCTACCACTGCCCAGTCGAATTGCTGCCGCCACGAGCCGGAAACCGTGAATCCAGTCGCGCTGGCCGCGCTCAGCGCGGCGACGGCCGATGGACGCTCGAAGTAGCACTGCAAGTCGCGATCGGGCCGCAGTTTTTCGAGCGTTTCGGCCATGGCGTCCTTACATCCGGATCGTCACCGTCAAGTCCCGGCCCGGGGTCGCGTCCGCGCTCTGGGGGACCGATGTGATGTTCAGGCTGACCTGGGAGCCGGCCGCCAGCGGCGCCAGGCCAAATCCGCTCACCACGTTCGAGTATTTCGAATCCGCCGCTATCGTCAGGCTACAGTACAAAGCGTCGTCCCGCCGGATTTCCAGTTGCACCGGACCGGCTGTCGGCGCCTCGTTCACCACCGCGAAGATCCGCCCCACCGAATGCGTCTCCGGCACGACCAGCGGCGGCGCCGCGTTCGTCTGGATGGCCAGGTACCCCTCCACCTGGATCGTGAATTGCCCGCCCGACAACGTGCGCAGGCCCCCGTCCACCGTCCCGGTGTAGCAGGCCGAGCCCGCCTCGCTGTTCCCTATCGCGTTGGTTACGAAAAGCTGCGCGCATGCGATCCGCGCGTCGGCCAGCAGGATCGGATAACTGAAGTTCCCGCTCGCCGGGCTCCCGAAGAAGTCCCGCGGAAACGCCACCACAAACACTTTGAGGGACAGGTGATACACCGGGGTCTGCGCGGCATGCGCCGCGGCCGTGCTCCCCTCGACGCCCCGCGTCACCCTGTATCCCAGGCCGCCGTTGAGCACTTCCTCGACCCGCACGATCTCAAACTCGATCTGCACCAGGCTGCCCACCGCCCCGCTGCCGGCTTGCGTCAACCCGATCGAGGTGTCGGTCTCTCCAACCGCGCCGCTCAGCAGCACCTGCGAAGGGCTGCCCAGCTCGTTCCAATAGTCCAGCGTCAGCGTAGCCGATGAGATCGTGCGCGTATTGGTCAGCTCGGCGAACGCGATCGTCATCAACTCCACCGAGCCCCTGCCCCGCGGCGCCAGTCCGAACACCGGCGTCCCGGCCACCTCGGCGTCCAGCGGCGCGCCCGCTCCGCTGATCCGCCACCGCGTCAGCGGCGAAAGCTCCCAGGCGCACTCCGTGTCCTGCGCGTTCGCCGCCCTCCCGGAAACGTGCAGGGTGACCCCCACTCGCGTCGGGATTTCGAACTCCACCGGGCTGCTGCTCCCCGCCGCCCCGAAGTGCCATCCCGATTCGGCGATCGCGAAATAGCTGGTCGTGTCCGGAACCACGTCCCACTTCCGCCCCACCGTCAGCGTGGTGGCGGTGTTGGACGCGATCGCGCGCTCCTGTCCCGCGCCCTTCCCTTTGGTGATCCGTGCCACCATTCCCTGGAAGCCGTTCACCGCCATCCCCAGCGTCGCATCCCCGATCGTGTCGCTCGAGTAGATGGTCGCGGCGCATTCCGGCTGCAATTCCAGCCGCCAGTAGAAGTTCGCGTGATCGTAGTTGGCGTCCGGGGGCGGCGCCAGCGCGATCGCCGCGCCCACATCGGTGAACGCCGGCGCGATCGCCTGGTTCGACGCGATCCGGAACAACTGCTCCGGCGTCGGCCCCCGGTACACGTTGAACGCGGTCGTATTCGCACTGAAACTCAGCCCCGTGAGCGTAACCCGGTTGGTGTTGGTTCCCGGCGGAATCGTCGCCCGCACGATGAACGAAAGCCCGCTCGCAGCTCCGCTCGCGTCGGTCGCCGTCACGGCGTAGTACAGGGTCTGATCGCCCGCCAGACTTCCACCTGTTTGGTCCGCCTGCGCCGACAGGCTCACGATCGGTATTCCCAGCCCCGACATCGCCGGCGGCGGCGGCACGATGAAACCCGCCGCCAGTGTCAGGCTCATCCCCCCGTCCGCGTTCTGGCTGCTCTTCTCGACGATCTCGAATTGCGGCGCCCCGTCGCTGTCCAGCACCTTCCCCACCAGTGGCCGCGGCGCCCCCGCTCCAGCGCCCGGCTGCCGCCGCACCGACGAGTTCTCCAACGTGTTGTCGTCCGTGTACCACTCGTCCCGGTGGATTTGCGCGGTAATGAGCGCCGTCCCGTAGTTCGCGCCTGGCGCGATCTTGATGATGCGGAACTGCTGCCGGTCGAAGCCCTCCTTCTGGTAGGTCACCGTGACCAGGTCCCCAGGCTTGAGCCCCACCCCGTGCACGCTGGTTTCAAACTCGACGTATGTATTCCCCGCAATCGCCTTGTCCAAGTAGAACTTCGCCACCCTGGCCGCCTGATCGAAGTTCGGAATCCCCAGTACCGGCAGCGCCAGGCTGATCTCCTGCCCGGCTGCCGCTACATCGTCCGCGTCCGTCAGCGACAGGCTGTCCTGCTGATACTCGTTGAACGCGTCCTGGAACTCCATGCTCACCCGGTTCGCGATCTCGGCCGTGCTTTTCGCCCACACGCGGATCGCCGCCTCCCCGTTGGTTTTCCTCAGAATCCCCGAGAAGCCGTTCGAGCCGTCTCCGAACTCGTAGCTCGGCCATCCGCCGTTCAATGCCGCCGGGCTGTTGCTTCCTCCGGGCTTGGTCGGCTGCTGTAGCGCCAGCGTGTTCTCCACTCCCAACTCGAGCTGGCCCCCCGCCCCGTACCTCAGCAACAGCCGCGCCCCATTCCGGATCCCGCGCGCCACGTCCCCCGCGCTTCGCCGGTTCCGCAGGACCAGGTTGCACTGAAACCGCAGAATCTGGACCGCGTTCCCGAACAGGTCCAGCGCCGGGATCGACTCCGCGCAGTAGGCCGCCGCCCGCCCGAAGCTCCCCAGATCGATGTCGTCGAGACTCCACCCGCAGCGCTGCAAGACATCCAGCAGCACCCACGCCGGGTTGTTCGTGAAGCTCTCGCTCACGTAGCTCCCGTCCGGCGCGAACTGCTCCAGCTTCATTCCCTGGATCAGCACCTGGATTTGCGGCAGCGACGTTCCGCTGTTGATCCGGTTTGGGACCACCACCGAGAGCAACGCCATGCTGCCGTATGGGTCCCCCAGCGGGTTGCCGGCCCCGTCCGCGAAGTTCAGATCGAAACCCCCGGTCCGGCCCCCCGCCGTGACCGTGTTGAACCACCCGGTCGCCGTCATGTTCGTTCCCGGCTGCCCCTCCGGGATCACGATGTTGTTCACCAGCACTTGCAGCACCGACGTGATCTCGCCCATCCCCAGCAGCACTTCCATCCGGGTCAGGTTCCCGTCGTTCTTCGAGAAGACGATCAGCGGCGAGTGCCATGCCGTTCCGTAGATCAGTGGCACATAGTCGTTGTAACGCGCCTCGTTGTCGAGCGGATCGGAAACGTGGAACGACTTGTCCCCGTAACTCCGCACCAGCGTGCTCGCGGGCACGTATTCGATTCCGCCAAACCGCCTCGTCGGCCGCGCGCTGCTGTCCTGGGAGAACATCCCTCGCGCTTCGCAATCCCCTCTCGTCCGGCTGCAGATCGTGTACGGCGCTCCCGCACTCAGGTTCCCCGCCCCGCCGTCCTGGTCCGCCGAGTACCCGCAGCGGTAGAACGGCGAGTATCTGTGTCTCGCGTCCCCTCCCGTCACCGCTTCCAACCGTTGCGCCGCGCTCGCCGGGAACCGCCACGGGCACCGCTTCTGCACCCGCACATCCGGAAGCGACACGCGTTGCAGATTCAGGCTGTTGCTCGCCGTCAGCCGCAAGGTCGTTTCCGTGATCTCCTGCGGTGCGTCCGCGATCCCGTGAAACAGCACCTCTGCCTCCGCCGCCGCCGCCCCCTGCCGCAGATCGAAGAACACGAACCGCACCGTGACCTGGCTGCCCTTCCAGCCCGTGCTCCGCTCGATCTGGGAGAAATGCGAATCCGCGTTCGCCAGGCTGATCCAGATCCGGGCCAGCGCGTCGATGCCCTCGTCCGCGCCCGCCCGGAGGTCGAACAGGTTGTGGCGCAGCACCCGCGCTTCGTAACGGTGGCCTTCGAAGTCCACCCGGTGCGTGCTCCACCTCTCGAGCGCGCCCGAGGTCAGCTCGCAGTCGAACAGCAGTAATGGCGTCTCGGTGACGCTCTGTTCCTTGAGCTCGTTGATTGTCGCCATCACCCACTCGCTCGAATCCGCACCGTGCAGGAGCTGCTACCCACCCCGTCCGCCGTCCGTGTCAGCGTATCGTCCAGAAACGACGCGTTCGCGTGCACCCCGCTCCGCCCCGCTGTCTTCTTGTACTGTGACGCGCCGGTCTGCGCCTCCGCCTGGAATCCGAACAGCTCCACGGCGTCGCCGGCCTCTATGGTCACGCCGAAGTTCACGCTCTCCTCCGTGGCCGCCAGGTTGGCCCCGTACTCCAGCCGTTTCCAGACCGGCCCGATCGCAAACCCTTTGCTCGCCGGCTTCGTCTGGGTGCTCTGGAACAGGGTGATGCTGGTGGCCGCCGCGCTGCGCGCATAGACGCTAAGACAGTACTGATAAGACCCCGGCCCGCTCACGGCCTGCTGGATGCTCTCGGCCGATGCGCCCTGGTTCGTGATCCGCGCCGCTCCCGTGCCCCCCAGCGGGTCCGCGACGCCGACGGTCACTGCCAGTCCGGCCCCTTTGATCCACGCGGCCGCGGTCGGGTCCTCGCTCCAGCTCAATAGATTGTCGAACGGATCCAGAAACGTGAATGAGCCCAGCCGCCCTTCCACCGCCTCGAACAGGGTCTCGATCGCGCCCCACTCCGTGTCGCTCAGCCCGCTGAGATCCAGGCGCCACTCCTGCGCGCTGGCCATCGGGTCCGCCAGCTTCACCGTGCTGCCGTCAACCGCTTCATTCACCAGCGTGCGTCGCAGTACTCGCCGGCTCCCAGGGAACTGGCCCATCGCCCCAGTCGCGAGCTGTGGAAAGTATCGCATCTCAGTTGTTGTTTTCCCTCACCACCAGGGTCAGACTGCCTCGTGTCTCGCCCACCAGCTCCATCGCGAATTCGTCGGCCTCCAGGCTGCAATCCGCGTGCACGCTCCCGTCCCACGGGTCCTGGAACGAGAAGCTCCCGAACCTGCCCTGTGCCGAAATGAAGAACTCCTGGAGACGGGCGATTTCCGTCTCGTCCAGCAGATCCAGGCGGATCACCCACCGCCGCCCGGCCGCCCCCCGGGCCCGGTAGCGTTGCTCCGTCCCGTCGAGGAATCGCACCACTTCGGTCGCCTGCGACAGCGCCCGGCTGGCCGGGTACTGCGCTACCGCTCCGGTCTTCAGTTTCGGAAATGCGCTCATAGCTCGCTCACCACGTCGTTCAGTGAGTGCGAGTTCAGCATGGCCTGGCGCACCGCCAGCGCGATCTCGTCGCTGTGGTCCAGAAACGACCGGCTGTCCATGGCCTGCACTTGAATCGTGATCTGCGGCGCGCTCACCCTCGTGCCCGCCCCGCTCCCGAGTTCCACCGCCACCGCCTCGCTGCGTGGGATGCCGCCTGCCACGTCCATCGGCGGCAGCGGGGAATACCTCGACAGCGGCGGCGCGGCCGTCAATTCGCTCCGGCTGATCCCGCCCTCGACGGCAATCGGCGGCAGTGGGGAATACCTCAATAGCGGCGGCGCCGCCCCCGCCTCGCTGCCTGCGATGCTGCCGTCCAGGTCAATCGAGGCCAACGCCGAATACGTTGCCGCGGACTGCTCCTTCGCCGCTTCGTTGCGTGCGAGGCTGCCTTCCAGCTCGATCGATGCCAACGCCGAATACTTCGCCGCTTCGCTGCCTGCGATGCTGCCTTCCACGCCCATCGAGGCCGGCGAATACGTCGCCCCAGGCTGCGCCGTCGCCGCTCCGCTGCTGGTGATGCTGCCTTCGAAGCTGATTGACGGCGGCGGTGTGTAGCTCACCAGGGCTGGCGGCGTCGGGGTGCTTCCTCCTCCGCCCGTGAAATAACTCACCAGCGCGGTCAGCCACGGCGAGAGCACCAGACCGCTGCCCAGGGTCTTCCCCAGCGTGCTGCCGGCGCTCTTCACCGTCGATCCGCTGTCCGAGCTGCTCTGAGCCGCCGTGTTCTGCTGCACCGCCTGCGTGTTCTGGTTCACGGCGTCCGTCTGCGTCTGGGTCACCGTGGCCAGTTGCGCGAATTGCGCCGCCAGTTGCGTGTTCCCCTGCAAACTGGCCGTCAAGTCGCTTACCAGCCCGGCCAGCACCTCGCTCACGCTGCTGCCCGTGCCCGTAATGGTCAACACGCTGGTCGATCGTTTGTTAGTCGTGGCCACGCCTCACCTCTTCGGATAGCTCGCGCTCCAGCAGCAGCATCGCCTCCGCCTGCCGCGCCGTCAGGCTCTGCGCTTCCGGGTACCCAAGCCGCCTCCAGGCGTGGAATTCCTCCAGCCATCCCACGCTTCTTGCGGTAATGAACGACCTCGGGCATTCGCTCGTCGAAACCGTCCTCCGCGCCCAGACCACCCTGGGCGCGCTCTCCCGCCCCCGCCGCAGCCATCCGCATCGCCGCTTCGGCTCCAGCCCATTTCGCCGGCATTCGTCGCACCTCCACGCGGCTGGATTCGAGTACCCAAAGAAGTGGAAGGCGACGATCAGTTTTTTCTTTCTTCTTCCGTCAGTCCGCACTCCGCGCGGATTGCCGCCAGGACCTCCCGGCACAGCTCCTCCGGCCCCGCCGCGATCAGCTTCTCCGGCGTCGCCGGCTGCCCGTCCAGCGTCAGCCCTTCCACCCGCACCAGTCCCCAGCCCAGGTACAGCCGGTCGATCTCGCACGCCAGCAGCGCCCCCTCCAGCTTCTCCCGCGGATCGTCTCCCGCTTCCAGGCATTCCACCTTCCGCGCCAGTTCCCACACCCGCCGCGTCAGCTCGATCCGCCGCCCCAGCGACATCCGCACGATCGTGAACTTGACCCCCGGAGCCCTCCCGGACTCGATGGTCTTCTCGCTCTCGTATTGCATCGCCTCACCCATGCGGCGCAGGCGCTTTCGCCTACCCCTTATCCGAAGGCCACGTAAATCTCGTCGTTACCGGTACCCTGCGCCTGGCAACCCGTGAACTTCCACTGCAATCGGTTCTCGCTGTCGTCGAATTCCGGCACCTCCGGAACCACGCTCTTCAAGTACGCCCCGAACAGTTGCCCCGACTGCTGCCCGAACTGCACCATCACCCCGATCGGCGAGAGCTGCCGCGCCGCCTGGTACAGCGCCTTGGTCGCTGCATCGTTCTGCTGGAACAGATCGAAGTCCACCGTCACCGTCCTCAGTCCGGCCGAGATGCACCGCGGCGCGTCGCTTCCGAACTCCAGGGCCCGCAGTTCGATGTCGTTCTCCAGAAGCAGCTCGGCGGCCGTGATGGTGTAGAACCGGTCCGGCGTGTTCCCCAGCCACGCCTGACCCAGATGCCCGGGGATGATCGAGTAATCGAACTGCTCCAGCGCCGGCTCCGCCGGGAAGCTCGTCAGCTCGCCCTCGCCCTCCTGGAAGCTCGTGCTGTCGACCAGGTCCCGCGCCCCGCCGCTGAACTGGAACTCGTGATAGTCCCCGTTCACCAGAATCCGCATCTTGTCCACTGCCGCGCCGCTCAGGATCCGCTGCGCCGCCCCGCTCGGACTCCAGTAGTCGAAGATGCTCACCGTATCCAGCGCCGTGGCCGGCCCATACGTCACCGTCGGCCCGATTGCCGCTCCCGTCCCCGGCAGCGACGTAAGTGGCGCGTTCAGCTCGACTGTCAGCGGGTCCACGATCGAGTTAACGAACCGCAGCTCCCCTCCGCAACTCACCGCCTGGCCCGCCGCGAGCCCGTGCGCGCTCGAGAACGTCAGCAGCTTCAAGTTCTGGTTGTTCCCCGCCGTGCCCCCGTTAAAGAGCACCGCCGCGCCCCCCAGGCTCGCCTGGAACAGCGGCCCGTAGCCCGGTTCCGCGTCCTGCCGCGTCCAGCCCGTCATGTACGTTCGCACGTCGAACGTGGTCCGCTTCCTCAGCCCCGCCGGCGGCCCCGGAAACGTCCGCGTCCCGGTCTTGTCCTTTCGTTTCGGACGCTCCAGCCGCTGGCTCGTCGCCAGCTTCACCGCCGGAAACCGGTTCCGGCTTTCGATGGCCGCCACTTGCCCGTAACTCAGCTCCAGCGCCACGTACAACCGGTTGTCATTCGATGATATGTATCCACACGGCATATCAGTAACTCCGCCCCTTTCCTGTAGCCTTCCTGCGCCACCCGCTTGCTCACGCGCGCGGCTCGGTAACGTAGCCGAGCCGCGACCGTGAGGGAGCGGTCCCCGCCGTTAGCTCCCGGCTCCCTCAGTAGCTCACGTCCACCTCGAACTGGACCTTGGCCGCCTGTAGGAAGTTCTTGCCCCCGTGCTTGATCGGCCCGAACTCCACCTTGTACCCGCCGGTATAGAACATCCCCGATCCCCAATCGCCTCGCTGCGCGTCAAGCACCTCCGTCGCCGCGCCCGCGTAATACTGTAGGTTCTTCGATACTTGCTCCAGCCGGTCGTGCGTGACCCTCACCTCCACGGCCATGTGCGCTTTCCCGGAGAACGTCCGGAACTTCTCCGTCAGCAGGTTGGTCAACCCTTCGCAGTACACGTACACCGCCGGGTACATCACCCCCGCGGTTCGTTCCGCGGTTTCATACGCCACCTGCTGCCCGATCACCTGCCTCGAGTCGATGGCCGCCAGTTCCACGCTCTCCCGTGCCGCCAGCGCCGCCACCCGGTACGGCAGTCCGGTTGCCGCCGTCATGATGCTCAACACCTTGTTCGTTGCCGCGCTTCCTAGTGCCGCCATTCTTTTATCCCCACAGCACCTTGGGACCCGGACGCAGGAAGTAGTCCGGCGCCTGTCCCGTCCCCGCCGGCGTGCCTTGCCGTAGCCCCGAGACCGGCTCGGTCCAGGCTTCCTCGACTGCCAGCGGCGCCTCGTTCTGTAGCGTCTGGTCCGTCACCGACAGCCCGGCGTACACGTTCCACGAGCGTGCTTGCGCCGGCGCGCTCACCGGCGTCACCACCAGTCCGTTCCCCTCCGGCACGCTCAGGATCGCCATCTCGCTCGGGCTGCCCTCCTCGGCATCGATATTTCGCCACGCCACGCGCACAAAGTACGTTGCCGCGCTCACCGCCACCGGCACGTAGCTCAGTTGCGGCATCGCCGCCCGGGGGATCGGGTCGATGACGATTCCCAGCCCGATCTCCAGCAGTGCGTCCCACGCCCACTGCGCCAGTTTCTGGTATTCTTTCCACTTCGCCAGGTAGCGGTCGTTCAACTGTCGGTGGTACGCGTCCCGGTAAACCAGGGCCAGCGTGCGGAACGTATGCCACTTGTGCAGCGGCTCCGTCACCACGATGTTTCCCAATCCCAGCGTGCTGTCGCGCCACGATAGGTACGCTTCCAGCTCGATCCCCAACTCCTCTTGCGCCAGGCCCAGCTTGACCGTCAGATCGATCTGTTCCGTCGTGGCCGCTTCCAGGATCGCCGATTCGTACCCGATCAAGTCCTCGATGATCGAAATCGTTCCATCAGTGAATATCGCCATAGACCCACCGCCTCGCCCCTGGCTCCCGCCCCGCGCTCCACTAAACCTTCGAGCGCGACGCCCCCTTCAACGCCCGCAGATCCGCTTCCGAGATCACCGTGATCTGCATCCGGTTCGCCGTTGCCGCCTGCTCGGCCGCCCGCTTGGCCTCGGCCGCCTGTTCGCGGTGTTCGCTGGCCTCCTCCGCCGTGGCCAGCCGCGCTCGTCCCTCCACGATCAGCTTCGCTGCCACGAGGCGCGGCACTTCCGTCCGCACTCCGGCGCGCCCGCCGTCCGGCGTTTCCTGGCTCAACACCACCACGTGCGCTTCGCCAAGGGCCGCTTCAATCTGCCGCACCTTCTGGTAGTAGACTTTCAGGTCCATATTCCCTCTCCACCCGGTCGATCCTCCGCGCGCCGTTAACTCCGGGCGCCACCTCGCGGTCCGCGGAAGGTCCGAGAGCCCCAGCTTCCCACCGAGGCTCCCAACCGTTCTGCTACCCTCGGCCACCGTGCCGCCAGCCCTCACCTTGTCCCCCAGCGGCAATGGATTGTGGGCTGTTGGCCGCTGGCCGATGGCTTCTGCTAGCTGTTCACCTGCACCGCGAACCCGTTCCGCAGCACGCCCACACCGTACAGCACGTCCACCGTGAACTGCTGCGCCAGCGTGTTCGGCTGATAGCTCAGGATCACGCGCATCCCGAAGTTGCCCAACTCGGCGTACTCCGCGATGGCGCCCGTCCCCGGCAGCGGCTGTGGCAACCGCCGCACCACCAGTCCCAGCGCGCTCCGCGTGAACGCCAGGTTGTGCGTCGTCACCGGCGAGCTCCCCGTCTTGGCCACGAACTGCGACCGCAGCACGAAGAAGTCCTTGATCTTCCCCACGGTCCCGTCCACCAGCGCCCGCATCCCCGCGTCCCCGGCTTTGTCGTACTCGCTGAATCGCACGATCTGTCGCAGCGCCGAGTAGCTGGCCGCGTCCACCACCAGGTACTTCGGCTCGCTGCCCGGCACCTTGGCCTGGAACAGCGCCGTCTCGGCCGCATCCACCACGGCCTCGGTGAGCGCCGTGCCCGCCGTCCCCACCGGTGTGTTCGACGTGAAGCTCGCGTACAGGTTCAGCAGGTCCGTCTCGATCCTCTCCGCGAGCGCCACCATCGCCGGCTGCATGTACAGCTTCAAAAGGTCCGGCACCGCCAGCACCTTCGTGACGTCCGGCACCTGAAAGGTCGCTTCCGCGTGTGTGTTCAGCACGATCTGCGCGTTCCCCAGGTTCGGGTTCTGCGTTTGCACCGTGCCGCCTTCCGCTATGTTGTTGGCCACCAGGGTCGGCGGAATCGGCACGTTCACCGTATCCCCCGCCTGGGCCAGAATTGGCTCGAAATCGCGATTGACCAGGTTCCCCATCACCAGGTTCCCCATCAGAGCCGGCAGCGCATCCACCGCTACGAGTTTGACAATCGCGTTAGCCACGTTAGTTGAAGTTATCGCTGGCATTCATCTCTCCTCTCACTCTGATCTCTCACTTCTTACTTCGTCCTTCTTACTTCGTCCTTCTTACTTCGTCCTTCTTACTTCGTCCTTCTTACTTCGTCCTTCTTACTTCGTCCTTCTTACTTCGTACTTCTCCTCTTCAAGCTCCCCGCAGCGTCTGCGACGCAATTCTCACGATCTCCTGCCGGATCCGCTCGGATTCCTCCGCGCTCATCCCCGGCCGGATCTTGTCCAGGTCGACTGCCCCGCCGCTCGCTGCCGGCGGCTTGTGCGCCGATACCGCTCCCGAGCCCCCTGCGATGCGCGCCGGCAGGAATTCCGGGTTCTCGTTCAGAAAGTGCGAGACGTACTCCTTTAGGCTTACCTCGCCTCCCTCGCCCCTCGCCAGCAGCCGGCCGTCCTCGGCACGGTAGATGTCGTCCTTGATCGCCTTGAACGCCACGTCCACCTTCGCCACTCCCATGCGCTGCAACTCCGCCCGCACCGTCGCCGCCCGCTCGGCCTCCTCGGCCTGTTGACGGCTCCGCTTGTTCTCCTCGACCAGTTCGTTGAGCCTCCGCTCCAGTTGCTCTCTTCGCTTCCGCTCCTCGACCAGCTCGACTTTGTATGCCGGCTCCGTCTTCGACTGCTCCTTCTTCACGAACTCCTCGATCGTTTCCCGCACGATCGCCCGGACATTGCCGTCCTTGGCTTCCACTGTCTCTTTCTCTTCGTCCATGTCCCGTCCTCCACCCTCTTACTGCCCCTCGTCGATCTCTTTGGCAATCTGATCCTTGAGTTCCTGTCGCGCGTCGCACAGGTACTTGGAGGCAAGCTTCTTGAACACTTCCTTTCGCAGCGTGGCGGAATTGATCCCCAGCGCCAGCAGCTTGCCCGCATCCGCGAGCTCGCTCGAGAACTCCCCCACGTCGAACTCGTCCAGCCCCGACACGTCGATGATCAGCCCGTCCTGCCGTGCCGCCTCGATCGCCCGCAACACCCGCTTGATGGTGTCCTTCACCGCGTCCCCGTACCCCCGCAGCACCTCGTTGGTGATGGTGAAGTCCCGCTGCTTGCTCAATCCCGATTGCGGCGTCGTCGAGTCGATCGCTTGCGGCATCAGGTAGCAGACCCGGTAGATTTCGTCCTTCAGCCGGGTCAGGTTCTCCAGCGCCACCTGGTATACGTGCCCTTCCGGCTCCGTCCACCCGAACTTGTCGTTCGGACCGAGCTGGATGTAGTACGAATCCCCGATGATCTGCTTCCACTCCCGCTCCGAGTACACCACCGGCATCGCGAACAGCCCCATCGTCAGCGACCAGCCCAGCGCGTTCGACTTGTTGAAGTGCTCCAGTTGCAGCAGCGCCGCTTTGTTCATCAGCCACAGACCTTCGCTCACCTTGAACGGAAACAGCGGCACCCTGCGCTGGCCCGCCAGGCCGTGCCGTCCCTCGTCCACCTGCTCGATCTGCGGCTTCTTCCCTTGCTCCTGGGTCGCGCGGTAGATCCGGAACTGCTCCTTGTCGTAGTACAGCCACCGCGTCTCGCTGGCCTCCCGAGCCTCGCTCAGCGTCCCCTGTACCGGCCGCGATGTCCTCAGCACTACCCAGTCGTAGTTCCCCTCCTCGTCGTAATTCCAGTTGATGAGGTCCTCCGCGCGGTAGTCCACCAGGTACGCCCGCGACGCCCCCAGCGCTTCCTCTTCCGCGCGGTTCGCCGCCGGCTGCCCCACCCGCGGGAAGTCCACCAGCACGTAACTCGCCCCACCCACCAGTGCTTCCGTCAATTGCCGCCGGAAGAAGTCGCTCAGGCCCGTCTGCTTCCGGTCGCAGTCCTCCGTGAACCCGCAGAAGAACGCCTTGCCCGCTTCATTCTCCCCGCTGAAGCTCAGGATCGGCTCCCGCCGGAACAGCGTCGCCGCGTACCAGTCGATGATCGAGCCGATGTAGTTCTCATAGAACACCCGGTTCAACCGCTCGCCGTACACGTCCGCGGGTTCTTTCTGTCTCCGCAGCAGGTACTCCGCCGCGTTCACCTTCAGTTGCTCCCCGCCCGCGTACAGGTTCCGGTACATCCCCCACATCCCCTGGCGCAGCTTGTATTCCGGATGCTCTCGATCGATGTTCACCATACGTCCTTCTTCGCCCCCCGCCCAGCCTGGGCGGCCGCTCCCCGGCGATCGCGCCTCGAAGACCATTGCCGGGCCGCGGCCGCCGCCCAGCCGTCTTCGTCAGATGAGTCGCCGGCCCTGCTCCCCCACCGGTGCCTGCGGCCGGCATTCCTGCCAGACCAAGTACCCCAGGGCGTCCGACAGATGCGTTCGTCGCGAATCCTTGTCCTTGTCGATCACGCTGCTGTCGGGTTTGTAAGTCACTTCCTCCAGGTCCTTGATCAGCTCTTTGCACTTCCGACTGACCCGCAACTGGATTTCCCCGGACGCCGATTTCAGCTTGGCATTCACCAGCGCCGTGCGCTCCCGCACCGGCGGGTTGGCCCGTGGCACCTTGTAACTCACGTTTAGGTACCCCTCGCGATGGAAGTACTCCCGGATCACCTGGTAATCCGTGGTCCCCGTGGTCTGCATCCGGCTCCCTGACGCGTCCCCGTAAATGCACAGCCCCGCATCGTGCCGCGGGAACCGCGCATGGAATTCCTCGCAGGCCTGTTCCGTGCTCGCCCGGCTGATCACGATCTCGTCCAGAACCGTCACCGCCCCGCCGGCGATCTGCGCCACCACCGAGCTCATCGGGTCCACGTTGAAGTCCAGCGCCCACAGCAGCGGCAGTCCCGGGTCCACCCCCACCTCCCCCACGTGCTCCCACCGCCGGAATGCGTGGTACACCAGCCCCCCGTGGATGCTGAGGTATTTCCCCAGCACCTCCTGCTCATAGAACTTCTCGTCGTAGCTGCGCCTGAGCCGCTCGTAGAAATCCGGAACCCGATCCAGCAGATACCGGTTCTCGAAGGGCGCGGCCACGATCGCCTCGTAGCCCTCCACCGGGTCCGTCAGAAACCGGCGGTACACCCAGTCGTACCCCTTGGGCGTCCACACCCCAAACCCGCACAATCGCCGCGCCCGCGGGTCTCTCAACCGCCCTTCCAGCACCACCCAGGCCTGTTCCTGGCAGTACGTCAGCTCGTCCAACCCGAACCACGCCAGGTTCGTTCCCCTCAGTCTCTCGAACTCGTCCACCGGCCGGAACAGAATCTTCGACCGCGTGTCTCGCATGACCAGAGTATTCTCGGCCTTGGCGTACTCGTAAGGAATCCGGTTCTTTTCGAGAATCTCAAACAAGGTGCTTTGCGTGGCGTCGCGTAACATCGGGTAAGTCGGTGCGCCAAGCAT